ATGATCTTGCCGGACAGACAGAACAACGCAAGCGCGCTCGCCTACTCCCTGCGGGTATCAAGGCAGTTCAGCTTGAAGGTTATGGCGAGAAGTTCTCAGATACATTTGACGAATATCTCATCACCTCAATCTGCGGTCACTTTGGCGTATTGCCTACCGAGATCGGCTTCTCATCTAAGGGTGGCATTGGCGCAAGCGGTCACCAAAAGGGTGAGGCTGAGGCTGGTCAGCAACTAGGTCTTGAGCCAATCCAACAATGGCTATCTAAAGTCATCACAAACCTTTCCTACTCGTTCTTGGGTATGCCACGCGAGCTTGAGTTCAAGTTCATGGCTTCAACCCGCAATGACACCAAAGATCAAGCAGACCGCGATGATGTCGAGGTTCGCAATGGTGGCTTGACTATCAACGAACACCGCGCTGAGAACGGCTTGCCTCTTCTTGATACACCAGAAGCAGATATGCCAATCCTCGTAGCAGGTCAATCTGTCTATCTCTTTAGCCCAGATGGAATCGTTGCCGCTGGAACTTCTCTTGACGAGAATGGCGTACAGGACAACGAGCCTTCTGCTACAGAAGCACCTGAGAAGCCTGAACCAGAAGAACGACCTGCCGATCAAAAAGAAGTCGTCAAGTTCATCAAGTGGATTCGCCGTAACACACCAACAGAACCTTTTAAGTTCAATCACCTAGATAGCGCGTATGCAGAAACTCTCAACAAGTTCATTGCTACCCGCGACCTTGATGGCGCTCGTTGGTACGCTGAACGCTATTTGGATATGTAATGTTATGGCCAGCTCACGGCACAGCCGTAAGACTTGCCTCTCGTCACGCCGAACAAATCCGTAAAGGATTTAAGAAAGCGTTTAACGCCGATGACATAGTTGGTGCGTGGTTTCAATCTCATGTAGGCTCAACTTCTACAACTACACAACAGGCAAGAGATTGGGCTAAGGCAACGATCACGCCAGATAAAAAGGTCTTATTAGACTCTCTCAAGCCTTTATACGCCGATGGTTGGGTATTAGGCACAACTGCTGCTCAAGAAGCGCTTGCCAAAAAAATTACCAAATCTGTTGCCGTTGAAGAAGATAAGCAGCAATTAACAGATGTTTCTTTCAGCACAGATATTGATTGGCAAACTTGGACACCCGGCAACCAAGCTGCTGCTGCTCTCATTAAGCCAAAAGGTGCGCTACAAGGCTTGCTAGATCGCCGAGGAATTGTTATTGACGGCATCTCTCAGACCAAGATTGATCGTATCGGCACAGTCTTAGGCGATGCGCTCGCATCAGGTATCACGCCAAGCAAAGTTTCTATTATGGTAGATCAGGTCATCAATGACCCGCAACAAGCACTCACAATCGCGCAGACTGAAATGTCACGCGCCGTATCTGTCGCATCCCGCAATCTCTATGAAGATTCAGGGGTTACTCAAGTCGAATGGCTAGTAGCTGAGGGTTGCGATGATTGCCAAGAAAACGCCGATGCCTCACCTATCGGCATTGACGAAACTTTCCCCACCGGGGATACCGAGCCACCAGCTCACCCAAACTGTATGTGCAGTCTTGCACCTTATGTAGATACATCAACCCTAGGAGAATAAATGGCCGCACCACTTCAACACGGCACAGTAACCGTAGGAACAACCGCGCAAACTCTGTTTGTTGTTCCAACTGGTGTACGCCGCGCCCTCATCAATATCCGTAACAACGATGCCTCAAAGACTATTTACATCGGAGATGGCACAGTTGCCTCTTCTGGTGCAACACAAGGCTTGCCAATCCCACCTGCTACAACTCAGGCTCTTGAGTTCACCGCAGGAACAACTATTTCAGTAATCGCTTCTGGTGCTTCGACATCAGTTTCCTTCCTATGGACTGCGGGTAACTAATGAATAACGATTTCGCAACCTCGTATGCAGCAATCATCAAGTCTGAAAAGCAAGAAGATGGTTCGCTTATGGTTTACGGCAAGGCAACGGATGAAACCCTTGACCTTGACAATCAAATCTGTGATGCTGGCTGGCTCTCAACTGCTATGCCACAATGGTTCAAGTCTGGCGGCAATGTCCGTGAGATGCACACATCTATCGCGGCAGGAGTAGCCAAGGAATATGAAGCTAAAGCCGATGGTCATTACATTACTGCTCATGTCGTTGACCCTCTTAGCGTTAAGAAAGTGGAAGCAGGAGTTCTTAAAGGCTTCTCAATAGGAATCAAAGCACCTCGCGTTGTACGCGATCAAAAGGCTGCTAATGGTCGCATCATTGATGGTCAGATCATTGAGGTTTCACTTGTTGACAGACCTGCTAACCCATCAGCCAAACTCATCATGGCTAAGAGCGTAACTGGCGAGTCCACACTTGTTCAGGTTGAAGAATTGCACGAATACAACGCACCACTTCCTAGCGATCTTTTCAAGCGCGATGTTTCCGATAAGGAGCGTGAAGCACTTGCAGCTCGCGGTGCAGCGATGCCTGACGGCTCATACCCAATCGCAAATGTTAGCGACCTCAAGAACGCTATTCAGGCGTTTGGTCGCGCTAAGAATCCAAACGCAGTAAAGAAGCACATCATTCGCCGCGCTCGCGCACTTAACGCCCTTGATGTTCTTCCTGACGATTGGAATGTCGGCAAGGCTCTCAAAGCCCTAGAACCCGACAATGTTAAGTTCGACCAAGATGCCTTTGAACGCGCTCGCAGAGCCGTTGCTCAACTAATTCAGGTTGAAGCGGGCGAAATGGGCGATGGAGAAGATGAAACCTATTCTCTGGGTCAACTTGTCGAGGTGGCTAATCACCTTATGGCTTGGTACGCAGGGGAACAACAAGAGGGAGAAGTTATGCCAGAATCAATCGAGTTGTCTGCTGCGGCTGACACGGTAAAAGAGCCTGACACAACCGCCGGATGCGATTGTGATGGCTGCAAGTCCTGTAAGTCTGACGGTGGATGCGATGACAAGATGTGCAAGTCACATCACATGGGCGCAGACAAGTCAGCAACAGTTGATAAGTGCCTACAATGCGGATGCAACCAAGTCGGTCAGTCACATGGTCTAACAACCGTTCCAGATGTAACTGCGCCGGGTCAAATCCCAGTTCAAGCAAATGTATCAACTGCCACAATCGTTACACCTGAGCAAAATGCTGGAAGCATTAAGTCTGTTGAGGGTGACGAAGTTCCTGCTGCCGAAGAGGTCGCAGAGGTTGTAGCCGAAGAGGTTGCAACAGAAGAAGTTTCTGCTGAGGAATCAGCAGAGAAAACCCTGCTTAGTGATGAAGTTGTAAACGCCATCATTGAAAAGGCCGTGTCATTGGCTACGGAATCTGTTAAGGCAGAAGTTGTGCTTGCTAAGGCTGCAATCGAGGCAGCAGAGAGCAAGGCAACTCAGCTTGAAACCGAACTAGCACAGGCTAAATCAGCAGCAGTCGCAGGTGGCCCAAAGCGCTCCGCAATTGCAGCAGGTAAAAACCAAACTAACGATCTGCTTGTAAAGGCAGCCGAATACAACAACAAGGCTGCTTCAACAACAGATTCCCAACTTGCTCAAGGCTACCGAGAAATTGCTAAAAGCCTTCTCGAAGAAGCCTCTAAGAGCGAATAACCGAAAGGAATAACATGGCCGAAATGCCTCGCGCACATGACCTGTTTGCTGATGCGGATTCCGCAAAAGCAGCAGCAGTCCGTATGGATGACTACCAAGCTGCGCTTACAAAGTCATTCTCAGCACCAACATCAACAAACCTCGGAGCAACTGCATCAGTAGACCCTGTTGCTGCTCTTGAGTCACTCGTTGCTAACAAGTCAATCGCTCCTGATGCTCTTGCTTCAGTAACAAACGCACTTGCAACACAACGCCAAGTACAGGCAGATATCGCTAAGGACATCAGCCTTACATCTCCATTGTCATCATCTTTCGCAGCCTTCGACCTCGAAGCACCTGCAAAGCTCTTGACACCACGCCCAACACCTCTTCGTAACAAGATCGCTCGTAAAAAAGGCGTTGGCACAAGCCACCGTGTTAAGCGTATCCTTGGTTACACAGGTACAGGCACAGGCGGAGTAGGAAACATCTTCCCGGGTGTTACCGAAACCACCACAACAACATTTGGTTCAATCGCTTACGAGCGTGGCCCAAAGATCAGCTATGCTGCTGATGATCTCATCCTGCCTTACAACACATACTCTCTATCTGACTCAGTTAGCTTTGATGCTAACTTCTCAGGACTTGGATTCCAAGACCTTCGTCAGCTTTCTTCAACATCAACACTTTACGCAACAATGTTGATG